GCCCTACACCGTGACGATCAACAGCGCCGCCGACGAATACGGCCGCACCGGAGACATCACCTCGTACTCCATCGCCGCCGGCGCCATCGCCGCCTTCGGCCCCTTCCCCGTCCACGGCTGGCGCCAGACCAACAACTACATCAACCTCGAGGCCAACAACACCGCCGTCATGTTCGGCGTCGTCGTCCTCCCCTGACCCTCTCACCCTCCCACCCTCTCACTTTCTAGGAGCACCCACCCATGGCTAAATACGCCGCCTTTGGAACCACCCTCAAGAAGGGCGCCGTCGCCATCGCCCAGGTACGCGACATCGACGGCCCCGCCCTCGACAGCAACATCATCGAGGCCACATCCCATGACGACACCGACGGCTACAACACCTTCGTCCAGGGCCTGAAGGACGCCGGCGAGATCTCCCTCTCCATCGCCTACGACCCTGCCGGCGTCACCCACAAGAACGCCTCCGGCGGTCTGCTCTACGAATACGAGCAGGGCAGCATCAGCGCCTACACGCTTGTCTTCCCCGACGCGGGCCTCACCGAATGGGACTTCAACGCCCTGGTCAAGTCCTTCAAGCCCACCGCCCCCGTCGATGGCCTGCTCACCGCCGACATCGTCCTCAAGATCAGCGGCGCCCCCACCCTCGCCTAACCCACACCATGCCCAATAACTTCCTCACCGCCGCCGCCATTCTCGCCGCCGACGACCTCCAACGCGAAACCGTCGACGTGCCAGAATGGGGCGGCCAGGTCTGCGTCCGTGGCATGACCGGCGCCGAGCGCGACGCCTATGAGTCCACCCTCCTCAGCGTCAAAGGCACCGATGTCTCTCTGGACAAAGGCGGCATGACCAGCGCCCGCGCTCGCATCTGCGCCATGTGCATGATCGACCCCGAAACCGGCAAACGCCTCTTCACCGACAACCAGGTCATCGACCTCGGCAAAAAGTCCGGCAGGGCCCTCGACCGCGTCTTCGGCGTCGCCCAGCGCCTTAGCGGCATCTCCAAGGCCGACATCGACGAACTCCGAAAAAACTCGAAGAACGGCCAGAGCGAAGATTCTGGTTCCGACTAGCCCTCGCTCTCGGCCGTTCTGTCGCCGAACTTCAACGCTCTATCTCCTCGCTCGAATTCAGCGAGTGGATCGCCTACTACAATCTCGAACCCTTCGGCCTCGAGCGCTTCGACCTGCATGCCGGCATCGTCGCCTCCACCATCGCCAACGTCAACCGCGAGCGCGACCGCAAACCCTACAGCCCCCTCGACTTTATGCCCTTCCAGCCCCGGCCCCAGCAAAGCTGGCAGGACCAGCTCGCACTTGTCGAACAGCTTAACATTCTCTTCGGCGGCTCCGACACCCGGACCCCACCGGAGTAACGACTTCAGTCGTTCTTGGGTCTGCCATCTGCCGGCGTCTTCGATGGCTACAGCCCCAACCCCATTGGGTCTGCCACTTGCCGCCGGCGGCTACCCTAACAGCCCCAACCCGCCCCCCGCTACTCGCCCTCCATGGCCACACTCGCCAACCTGGTCATCGGNNTGACCACCGACACCAGCGCCTTCGAGGCCGGCATGAAGTCGGCCGAAGGCCACCTCCGATCTGTCGGGTCGGCCATGACCAGCATCGGCCAATCGGCCAGCGTCGCCATCACCGCCCCCCTGCTCGCCGCAGGCGGGGCGGCTTTGCTGCTCGGCAAAAACTTCAACGAAGCCATGGCCAACGTCGGGGCGCTGGGCGTCGCCTCTGACCGCGTCAACGAACTCAAAGGCGCGGTCCAATCCACCGCCATCCTTGTCGGCGAATCCAGCCAAAGCATGGCCCAGGGCCTGTACCAGGTTGTCTCCGCCTTCGGCGACAGCGCCGAATCCGCCGACCTCCTGCGCATCAACGCTATCGCCGCCAAGGCCGGGCTCGCCACTACCGCCGAAGCCATCGCCCTCACCTCTTCCGTGACCAAAGCCTACGGCGACACCTCCGCCTCCGCCGTCGGCCAGGTCGCCGACCTGGCGCTCCAGACCGTCGCCCTGGGTCAAACCACCTTTCCCGAGCTCGCCGCCTCCATGGGGCGCGTCACACCCATCGCCGCGTCGATGGGCGTCAGCCTTGAGGAGCTCTTCGGCTTCATGGCTACCTTCTCCGGCGTCACCGGTAGCGCCGCCGAGGTCTCCACGCAACTGCGGGGCGCCATGCAATCGCTCATGGCACCCACGGAATCCATGCAGGCCCTCATCGGCTCCCTGGGCTTCGAGACCGGCGCCGCCGCGGTTGAAAACATGGGTCTCGCCAATGTCCTGCGCGCGGTCGTCACTGCCGCCGACGCCACCGGCGCCCCGCTGCAACAATATATCGGCTCGATAGAAGGCCAGACTCTGGCCCTTGCGCTCGCCCAGGGCCAGAGCGAAACCTTCGACCAGAAACTTTTGGCCATGGGCCAAAGCGCCGGCATGACCGCCCAAGCCTTTGCCGCCCAAACCGAAGGCATCAACGCCGCCGGCTTCTCTTGGGATCAGGCCGCGATTAAAGCGCAGGTCCTGGCCCAGCGCCTATGGGACGGCATGGCGCCCGCGGTCGGGCTTGTCCTCGAAACCATCAGCCCCCTCATCGATCGCGCCACCCAGCTCGCCGACCAATTCACCCAGCTTGACCCACGCACGCAAACCATCATCCTCGGCGCCGTGGCGCTGGCCGCGGCCGGGCTCGCCATCATCACGCTCGCAACCGGGCTTTCGGGCCCGCGAGAACCAAACCGCGACAGGAAGGACTTCGAAACCATGCCAACACTCGCTCCCGAACGGCCGCGCACGTGGCCATGGCCGCCGGCCGAAACGCCGATCCGGCTCACGCCGCTGACGGTCCCGCCCGCGCCGCAGACGATTACGCCGGCGCCTCCCATCACGCCGGAACCCATGCCGGACGGCCGCCTCGCTGCGGTCGAGGCGCTCCTTGCGGGGGCGCCGCTCGCGCCGTTCGCGGGCGCGATGCTGGCCGCGGCCGACGCCGAGGGGATCGACTGGCGGCTCCTCCCGGTGATCGCCGTGCTCGAATCGAGCGGTGGCCGGCACGCCTGCGGCGGCAACGCCTGGGGATACGCCTCGTGCGCCCGGGAGTTCGCGACGTTCGACGACGGGATCAGCGTCGTCGCCGCCACGCTCGCTCGCGCGCCGTATGCGGGCCTCTCGACTGAGGGGCGCCTCTGCATGTGGGTTTCGGGTGGTTCGTGCGCGAACGTGCTCACGGCCGGATACCTCGCGAACGCGCGTCCACTCCTCGCGGGTCTGGGCGAATGAGCGCCGCGGCGGTGGGCACGTTCCTCGCGCCGGCGCCGGGACCGTGGAAGGTCGATCGCTTCGGCGGGATGACCGATGCGACCGGCCGGGCCATCGGGCGTCTTTACCGGCACGGCCCGCTCGTGGAGGGCGATGCTGTGGACCTCGCGACGGCGGTCCTGGTGGCGGCAGCGCCGCTCATGTTGGAGGCGCTTGAGGCCGCTGACGTGGCCCTCGGCGAGGTTTTCGAGTCGTTCGAGGGCTTTGTCGATGGGCCGGCGTTCGAGGATGCCCGCGGCCTAGTGGGTGTCGCGCTTGAAACGGCGCGGGTTCTCGCGGGCGTGCCGAAGGCGCGGCGCGAGGAGGTGGTGCCGTGAAGCGCGGATCTGACGGGGGCACGATGACGTGCCCAGAGCTCATCTACTGGCGGCTCAAGGGAGCCGAGGGGCGGTTCGTACCGCTGGCGGAACTGGCGGCGGCGCTCGGCTATGGGATGCATGGGCGGCCGAGCATCGACGAGGCGACGGCGAACATCGTGCGGCAGCATGTCGCGCGCCTACGCCGCCAGCTCGCGCCGTTCGGGCGGGAGTCGGTGGTGATGCGATACCGGCGGGGATACGCGCTGGTGCGGGAGGACGTGCCGTGAGCGTGCCAACCGTCGGCGAGTTGTTCGCGGGCATCGGCGGTTTCGGCCTCGGTTTCCGGCGGGCGGGATTCGATCACGCGTTCCTCGTCGAGTGGGACGGCAAGTGTCAGGAGGTCCTCGCGCGGCAGTTCCCTGGCGTGCCGTTGTTCGCCGACGTCCGCGACGTCGGGGCTCACAACCTCCCGCCGTGCGACGTCCTCACGTTCGGGAGCCCGTGTCAGGACCTCAGCGTCGCCGGCCGCCGTGCCGGATTCGACGGCGAACGCTCCGGCCTCTCCGGCCTCTTTTTCGAGGCCGTGCGCATCATCCGGGAGCTAAGGGAGCGAGATGGACGCCCAACTATCACTGTTTGGGAGAACGTACCGGGAGCCTTCACGAGCAATCGCGGGCGAGATTTCGCCGCAGCACTCGATCACCTGGCCGACGTCGGGGCGATGGACCTCGCATGGCGAGTGCTGGACGCGCAGCATTTCGGCCTCGCCCAGAGACGCCGCCGCGTGTTCGTTGTCGCGGATTTTGGAGGCGAACGCGCCGGGGAGGTACTTTTTGAGCCCGACGGCTTGCGCCGGGATTC